TTATTAATGGAATACCTCAAATGGTAGAAGAGTTAAGTGCTACTAATGAGGCAGAGGAGAAGCTAGATGCAGTTTTTGAAGAGTTTGACAATCTCAGACGTACTACGGAACATAGTAATCCTGTGCTTCCTATTGTGGCTCGTCTTTATCAGCAAATGGTTAAAATTGCAATGATCCATTGCTGTAGTCGGGCAGAGTATAAAGTAGAACCTATAAATATTACAGACGTAGAATTTGCTTATTTGACTATTAAAAATTATTATGTAACAATACAAGACGTAATAGAGAAACACATTTTTAATAATTCTAATGAGAAGAATAAGCTTAAAATATTAAACGTAATCAAAGAGGGTGAGTACGTAGATAAAAGAACCTTATACAATGCCACTAGAGAGTTAAATAAGAGAGAGAGAGATTCAATTCTTGATGAATTAGTTGAACTCGGTTTTATTGATAGACTGTCTGTTAATGTAAAGGGTAAGAATAAAATTGTATTCAAATTCTTGGAGGATAACGAAGATGATGACCTAGCGGTCACATCTCCTAGTGAGTCTACAGTAGACTCCGAATGTAATGAGGAGCTACGATAATGAAAAGAAGTGAGATGGAAGATAAATTAGAGATGTTTCTAATAGAACTTTTAGAAAAAGAAATGTTTGAATTTTTAGAACCCTATATGGAAGCAGGAGAAGGATGTCCTGCCAACACGTTAATCGGTAGTCCTGCTAGGGAAATATTAGATTTCCTAGAAAAGCGTGGAATGACACCTCCTTACAGTGAAAACCATAATAAATCTAGTATGCAAATAGCTAGGGGAGACAACATAAATTACTGGGAGAAAGAAGAGGGACCGGAGATAAAAGGTAGAATGGTAACTAGAACAGATTGGGAGAGTGAATGAAAAATCAAAAGATTAATACAGAGATTAGTAACCAAGATTATCACGATAATAGGAGCCACGTAAGTAGTTCTGGTTTAAAGCTTTACTTAAAGGACCCAGTAGAATACCATAAGCAGTACGTTCAAGGTATCCCATGGGACGTACCAGCCGCATTGCAAAATGCTTTTGACTTTGGTACTTACGTTCATGCAATGGTATTAGAGCCTCACCTATTAGAGGAAGAGTTTGCCATTTATGAATCAGGTTGTAGGGAGGCATTTGACTATGACAATCAAGGTAAAATGATAATTACAACAGGTCAGGATTCAAACGCTAGGAAGATGTTTAATAACTATAAGCAGACCATTTTTCATCCAGAGGGCAAGCCTATTAGTTCCTTCTTTGAGGGAGGTGTTGCTGAGGAGTCTATGTTCTCTGAGTTAGACGGGCTTAAGGTTAAGATCAGGACCGATTACAGGAAGGTATGCAAGTCAGGCTTCGCGTCAATTAACGATGTTAAGACCACCTCTAAAAATGTTAATTTTAAGAACATTACTAAAACGTGCGAAGAGTTGGACTATGATTTAAGTGCCGCGTTGTATTGCGACGTAGCCTTTCAAGTTACTGGTATTAAACATGACTTCTTCTTCCTCTTTATGGGTAAGAAGGACTATAAGAGTGAGGTTTTTAGAGCCTCAGAGGAGTTTCTAGAGCGTGGTAGAAAAAAATACAAAAGAGCAATCGCAGGAATCAAAAAGTCTAGAGAAACAGGAGTCTGGATTCCCGAGCTCGGGTAATAGTACATCGGAAAGCATACCTCAATGGGATAGTGATTCATGGGGTATGCTACAGGGATATAATAAGGATAGGTGTACTAAGGAGGAGAATGATCTAAGGAGGGATTGGAGAGCCTACAATTGGGACAGGCTAATAGCGAAGTCTACCTTAGATCATCAAGATGGGTATATGTCAGAGGATAAGTACGGCATATGTATAAGAACTATTAAGAAGTGCGAGATGGAGATGAAGTTAATTATTGAGCGTATAAAAATATTAAGAGAGGTAGAGAGTGAGTGATAATAGAGAACTAGCGGAGAAGTTATTGGATGCTGCTGATATGGAGGAAGAAATGAGTAGGACTAAAGACGATTGGCTAGAGGAAATACATAACGAGAACTTAGCAAACCTAGAGCAACTGCAGAGTGATAACGAGGACTTAAAGGATGAGATTAAAAGACTTGAGAGGCAACTACAGGATATTATTAGTAAGTCTAATGTGTCTAATGACTAGTTGTGCTACAGACTTCCACAGGACACCATACCTAGGACAGCCTAAAAAGATTATATACTGTATAAAAGACTTTGTAAGTATTGGAATAGGACCTATAGATGCAGATTCTATTTGTCACAATGCCTATAAGTGTAATGACAAGGACAAGTAATGGCAAATAGACGAGAACAAGAGAATAAGAAGGCTGAGGAAGTGACTGAGTTACTAGAGACAGTTAAGAGAATAGAGGAGAAAATAGAAATCCTCTTAGAAACGGCTGGAATTACAGTCATAGGGGAGCAGCATTGAAGGGTAAGGTAGCAAGGCAATTAAGGCAACTATGTTATGTTAAGGGGGAGGAGATTTTATCACCCCAATTACTAGTAGTAGATACACGTAAAGGTCTTAAGATGGTGCTCTCCAGTGAGGGGGAACATGTTACTCCTGATGGTCAGTTTAGGTATGATATTGTAGAGGAAGAGAGAGATGTAACAAGATTAAGCGCAGACCCTGTAAGGCAGGTATATAAAGATTTAAAGAACCAATGGTATGGCTTTACTAAGTCAGACCACAAGCGCGTCCAGAAAGACGCAAAGGAAGTTTAGTTATGAGTGGAAATACACAAAAGAAAGAATTTGTTGACGGAGTTTTCGAGCCATTAGAGGACGGGGATTATCTAATGAGAATGAATCGAGTTACTATCAAGCCATGTAAAGGTGGTAAGATGGTATCCGCTGGATTTCAAGTAGTAAATGGAGATGCTAAAGGTAGATTGGTATTCGATAACTTTCTAATTGAGCATACGTCTGACAAGGCTCAGGAAATCGGTCAAGAGAGACTCGGTAAGTACCTAGAAGCCGTAGGTGTAGATGGTGGTCTAGAGGGAATCGGTCACGACTACAATAGATTAGAGAGTGAGTATACTGAATTGCCTTTTATTGCGACTCTAAAGACTGAGGGAGAGCGTACCTATACGGCTGCCGACGGATCAGAGAAAACTGCAAAGGCTTCTAATAAAATCAAGGCTTTTAAGAAACGTTAAGTAAACAATCGACTTAAAGCGTCGATGTTTCCAAGGTTGTATTGAAAAACAAGAGAGCTAACTCTTACCTCAAATACATTGCGAGTTAAGGTGTAACCTACCTCCTCCTGTATGTCGTACGAGGGTTGATCGTAAAAAGTGGTTAGGTTGACGAGCTATCGTTTATGTAGACTATACACTAACGTGTAAGTCTCCAAAAGACAGAGAGAAAACGCATAAATAAACCATAAGGAATATGCACCGTCTTGTTGACCCGTATACTCATGGATGCATCTAGGTATACTGGAGGGAGCTAGGAAAGGGTAACCCTAGCATGGTTTAATTAAACTTTAAAGGAGGGATTGTGGAATTTAATGGTAGAGAGATTGAAATTAAGATATGGTCCAATGAACAATTAGGGTCACTTATTGCGGTAGATACCGAGACTGATTTCCGCCCTTTTCACACTACTCCTGAGATTATTACATGTCAGGCTTATGCAGGTGGTAGCGTAGCATATTACGTACCTCTGGATAAGCTGAAACTATTCTTTAATAAGCATTATGAGAGTACGCTTATCTTTCACAACTTTCCATTTGATGCGGATGTATTAACTGAGAAACTAGGAAGACAGTTTAGTTATGACTTAATTGACAGGGATAAAGTACGAGATACTTCTGTGCTATATAGATTGTACCACCTTGGTACTAAAGGCTTTATCCCTTTTAAGTATAACTTAGCCTTATTGACTGATATATTCTGCAATGAAGTCTTAAATAAGGATGCTGGTATTAGGTGTAACTTTGAGCAGTTTAGGGGTAAAGCTATTGAGGAAATACCTACAGACTTCTTAGAGTATGGTGCTATAGATGCTGTAGCTACGTTTGATGTTTACCTATCTCTCTCCAGTAGAATTGCTGGTATTGATAAGCATAATACGCTGTTATCTCATAACATACAATTAAAGGGTGATTTAGCGTTAACGCATACACATAAGAACGGCATACAGGTTGATCTTAAACGAAAAGATGAAGTACTAGGTGATTTAGTTACTAGATTACAGGAACAGGCAGACATCTTAGCTACATGGGGCTGGGTTAGAGGACTAAAGGGTATAAATGATAGGTTTGAGTCTATTCTTGGTACTATTGGTATTGCTGATAAGTTACCAAAAACAGAAGATGGTTCCCTCTCTAGTAAGGGTGAGGATTTAGAGCCATATAGAAATATTCAATTTGTTGACTCTTACTTAAAGTTTAATGAGATTGAAAAGGCTAGTTCGTTTCTTAATAAGTTAGACAGTGAGCGAGTACATCCAAGGTATAACTTAATAGTTAACACTGGAAGAACATCTTGCTCTAAGCCTAACTTTCAGCAACTACCTAAAGCAGGTGGAATTAGAGAGTGCTTTGTAGCGAAGGAAGGACATAGCTTTATTATTACGGATTACAGTGCTATTGAATTAGCTACATTAGCTCAGACTACATACGATATGTATGGGGATTCTGAGATGAGGAGACAGATTAATGCTGGGATTGATTTGCATAAATATTATGCTTCAGTTATGCACAATTGTCCTGCTAGTGCTGTTTCTAAGCAGCAAAGAAGTGAGGCTAAGGCTGCGAACTTTGGATTCCCCGGTGGACTTGGTATTGATACTTTTATTGAGTTTAGTCGTGGTTATGGTCTTGATCTTTCCCCTGATGTTGCTCAGCAAATGAAGGATACATGGTTTAAAGCCTTTCCAGAAATGAGAAAGTATATGCAGAATGAGGTAGGACATGTATTCACAAGAACAGGAAGACTACGAGCTAACACTAGTTATTGCGCAGAGAAGAATTCACCCTTTCAAGGTTTGGCTGCTGATGGTGCTAAGTTGGCTCTTTATGAACTGGACAAAGCAGGGTACACAGTGGTCGGCTTCGTTCATGATGAGATTATCTGTGAGGTTAGAGATGATCGTGTGGAAGAGTTACTTAAGGAGCAGGAGAGAATAATGATTTCTTCAATGCAACAAGTAGTTCCAGACGTTAAAATTGGGGTAGAGAGTATGATCTCTAAGGAGTATACTAAGTGATAAAGTACGATATAGACGTAGAAAAAGCTGAGGAACAGATACTCAGGTTAAGAGAGTTGTTATGGGAGGAGTTTCCTAATAAACAAGGAGCAATGATTTTTGGACCCAACGAATGTTTAGAGTCTTGTGTAGATAGTATAAAGGAGCTTCTTAGTGACAAATGAAGAAATATATAAGGCATTTAGAAGTCAAAAAGAATACTTTAAATTCGGAGAGTTTTTAGAGAATTGTATAGAATGGTACTGGGAGGCAGAGGATGAAATTGACATGGGAATATTACACGAAGAGTGCGGAGAAAGTGACAGTAATACTGGAGCCGGAGGAGATCACCTTATCCTTAATATCGACAATAGCTAGATTACTTGGGGCTATAAACGCAGATCAACATATAACTGTAGGTAAAAATGTTACCGAAGAAGAGTGGGAGTCACTATCAAAATAAACATAACAGACAAGGAAAGGCAAACGTGTAATGATTTTGCTGAGGCTAGGTCAGAGAGTAGTGGGTTATATAAGAAGAGGGGTGGCTTTAAGGAAGAGGATATTATCTCTGGAGCCATGGGAGAAATAGCGGTATATAAGGTCCTTAAGAAGAATGGACATACACTCCGCAAGCCTGACTTTGAGATTTACGCAAAGAGAAATAAATCATATGATTCGGACCTTAAGAGTGGCAATAAACACTTTCACGTAAAGAGCCAAACTACTAAGAGTGCCGCTCAGTATGGTAAGTCATGGTTATGTCAGAGGAAGGACCCTTTATTTTCTAATAGTGGGTATAACCATTACCTAGTAACTACTATTGTGGATTTAGATAAGAATACCGTAGAGGTATTAGGCTTTTTCCCTATGTTTTCAGTGATCAAGAAGAATCTAATAGGTGAGTGTAAAGTACCATGGTTTAGGGATACGAAGGTAGCACTATATCATGAGCAGTTAAGTAAGGGAATCACAGAATATCAACGCTGGAGAGTAATTAATGAGTAATTTCTGGGACGAGTACGGACTATTACACGTTCAACCAAATGAGCCATCTGAGAATGGTATACTATTTGCCTCTGAGTATTATGCGTTAGAGAAGATTCATGGACATCATATATACAATGGGGATGTAGCCATAGAGTCTACGTTAATGTATAATGATTGGTATGTAGCGAATCCTCCAGAGAAGGGAGAGCATTTTTCCCATGATAACATGACTGGATTAAAATGCTTAATGTATAATATATACGGTACTGAGCTAGATACCCCTATTCTAAAGTGGAATGATAGGTACTGGTTACACCCAAGGGATATTATATTTTACAGTATATTACGATTAGAGGGATTATGTGGGTTTTTATTATCATTATTGTTATTACCGTTTTTATTATTCTCGTTGATTAGACCTAAGGGAGAGACATCGGGTAAATGCCTATGGTTCTTAAGGCTTACAACTTTACATATGAGTAATTGCGCATGGCTAAGTACTGTAGCTGGACCACTGCTAATGTTAAGTACGTTTGTATTAAGTATTAGACATGGTTCAGAGCCATGGGATGATATATTTAGTATTTACTTTAAGAATCCAATGCACCCTATAAGGGAAGGTATAAGGGAAATTTATGAGTAACGATAGAGGTTGTAGTAGAGATGATTGTACGCATATTGTAACTAATACATGGTACGACGGTGTATTAGGCTCTTACTGTAGTCAGCTATGTCTATCAGTCCATGAGAGGAGTGACTTTAACAACATCCAGCACCATGAGATAGAGAGAGAAAAAGGCAGATTAGAACGGGAGAGGATATTTATGGAAGTAGGTAAGAAGGTAAAGCCATCTGATACACAGGAAGGTGGTAATCACTATAAGAAGAATAAGATTCAGCCTATAGATTATATACATGAGAATAATCTTAGTTATATGCAGGGTAATGTAATTAAATATATTACAAGGTATAAGGATAAGAATGGTTTAGAGGACTTAAAGAAGGCTAAGCATTATATAGATTTACTTATAGAGAGGGAGTACGCGGAATCCACCGAAGGTACTGAGGAGTTACGCAATGTCTTTATTTAGTTGGATAGGGGATTTATTTGCCCCTGTAGCAGACTTAGTTGATAATGTCCATACATCTACGGAAGAAAAAGGTATATTGAGAAATAAGCTTGCGGAGATAGAGGCTAAGGTGGCTACTCGTACATTAGAATTGCAGAGTCAAATTATAGAGGCTAACAGTAAAGTAGCCATGTCAGAACAGCAATACGGTAATACTCTAAGTAGATCATGGCGACCAATTTGCTCAATAGGTAGTTTTATAGCTCTTACTTTAATGGGATTAGGTATTATTCCATGGAACCAAGTATTAGCTTATATTTATGGTAGTTTTATAGGTGTACACATGGGAGGTAGGACATGGGAAAAGAAGAAATAGACTTAAGTAAATATACTGCTGAAGAGTTAGGGTATCTCTTTGGTAGAACCTTCGGTAGAAGGGCAAATATATACCTTGAGGAGATATGGAGGAGAGCTTTAACTGTAGAGGAATCTCCTTCGGAGAAGGAAGATTTCGATAGGGAGAAAAAGAAGTAGTTATATTTTACCGAAATATCTTAAAATAGCTAAAATACCTACAATGAATCCAGAGAATTTACTTATATCTACAACTACAGATACAAAGTATTCTCTGGCTTTCTTAGGTTCCTCTAGTGAGGCAATTCTTCCCTGATTATCTAAATGCAATTCTTCAAGTACGTCTGTTCGACGCATATGCTCAAATAAATTCTTATCTATCGAATCTAGCCTTTTCGATTGCCCTTCTAGTATGGTTACAATTAGCTCTGATGATTTCTCTTTCATACTCTTCCTTGGTGAGATATTGGTTAGTCCTAGTAACCGTGCGTATCCTTATTTCTTGGAGTGAATTTCCTCTGAAATGGTTCAACAGGTTGGATATTAGGTATTGTATTTTGTTGATTAAGTTCTTCAAGTAGTATAATCTCCTGTGAAGCAGGTAAATCTGCTCGTCTAATTTCTTGTTCTAGTGATGCCTTATCAGCCGGATCGTAAACCTTACCATCCCAGCCTATTCCTTGCTCAATTAATCCCTTAGCGTCTGGACTCTTAGATAGACCATCCATAAATGCACCTATCCCAGCAGGGTCATCCGACTCAATTGTATCATTAAACGACTTAGCCGCTTCATCCCCTAACTTAGTCCTGATTAAAGCCCCTATGTTATTCTGATTCTGTTTAGCACTATCAGATGTCCTTCTTATGGGATTACCTGCTTGAGCATTTTCCATTAGAGAGATATTAGCAATAACACCACCTAGCATTTTTTGTAATTCCTCTGGGTTACTAGTATTATTTATAGCCACTAGAGCCTCATGCGCAATTTTATGCTCTGGGAAGTTCTGCATAAACTTAGATAGTTTCATGAACTGTCTAGCCACCTTAATAGGAGTTCCCGGGGCTTTTGCTACAGCCTGACCTATTAGTAAGGCTCCTGCTACAACGGGACCACCAGAGATACCAGCGGCTCCTGCCAACATAACACCTTTAAAAGATGTAAGGTTTTTTCCTATCTGGAAGGCTGAATTAGATTGAGTGCTTAGTGTATGTTGGGCTACTTCCTCTAGATGAGATGCCATGGCATATTTCTTATTAAGGTCACGTAAGGCATTAACAGCCTCATCAGCACCACCACCTACCTTAGCGGCTACCTGAGAGTCTAATACGTCTGCTAACTTACCTACAATAGCAGCTTGCTGAGACTTCATTCCAGCGTATTTAGCCGGAGTCATAGTACCACCCTTAAGAGAGGATTCAAATACATCCTCTACCTTATTAGCAATATTGACCTTTACGTTAAATAGCTCTTTAGCAGAGAACTGACGAGCAACTATTTCACCTTCTGGAGCCATTTCTGGGACATAATCAATTATTTTTCCACCTGTTAGAGGGTCCATTTTCTCTACTTTATTGTATATTGTCTTATATGTGCTTTTTGGTCTAGTTAGTACAATATCATCAATAAACTGATCTATTTCATCGAAACTAGCACGTAATACAGGAGGTAAGTTCTTAGCAAATCTACTCTTTCCACCTACTGCATGTTTAAGCTCCGCACCTAGAACACCACCGTCTTTAAGTTTAGCACCGCCTTTAAGAATAAGAGCAGCCTCATCAACTTCATCAATCAGATCACTTATCTCTCTACCTATCATGCTCTTAGCGTTAGAGGCATTTTCAGCTACCCCTTTAGGGGAGAGAACTGTTTCTAAGTTAATAATCTCATCAGCATGTTTAGCAGCCTTAGACAAGTCTCCCTTATATCTCATTTCTACCAGATTGTGAGTCTTCTTTAAGAAGGCAGAGCCCTCATTCGGACTAACAGTAGATAGAACTGTACGCTCAGCAGACCTTTTAAGCCTCTTACCGAGCTTCTGAACACCTTTTTGAACAATCTTAGGTCCGAACATACCTAGAGCCGTAAAAGCCCCTCCAAGGACCGTACCGCCTAATGCAGCCTTAGCCTTCTCTACACCCTGTTCCCTAGAACGACTTAGTGCGTTCATACCACCTAAAGCAGCATTTCCAGCTAAAACAGCCTTCTGACCTAGAGCAGCTGGACCCAATACGGCTGAAGCACCCATCTGTACTGCAAAATCTGTACCATGGAATAATTCTGGCTCCCTGCCCCTATACTCATCTACAGTCTCATTAACTGAGTCTAAGTTTCTTTGATATGATTCAGAGAATGTCTCAGCATCATTATCGGACGTAAATGTATCTATAGTAGCATTAATCGCAGAGCCTATCTGTTTAGCTCCCGGGACTGATTCAGCTATAGCTACTGGGATAGCCGCTAGACCACCTACAGAGTCCCCTATCTTATCTAGTGTAGATGGACCCTCTGACTCACTAGGAGTGTCTTGAGCCTCAAACTCCTCTAATAGTGCTAGTTCTTCAAATTCTTTTTCTTCATCAGTCAAATTAGCCATTACTGTTGCCCTCTCTTAGCTTTAAACTCTTCAAATCTCTTCTGTTTCTCTGCATCAAAACCTGATTTAATCTCATTGGATGATTTCTTTTGTCCAGATGATTCTAGTCCCATTTCCTGTCTTAATTGGGATATCATATCATCCTTGCTTAACTTATTTCTAGTAGACCTAGCATCAGTAGCGTAGCCTTTAACCTTATCCTCTAACTGAGATATTTTCTGCTTATCTATATACGCTAATAACCTAATAGTAGCCTGTCTCTCCTTATCAGTCATATTACCTGATAGAAAGCCTTTAGCGTCTGAGGCAATTCTTGCAGCAATAGCTTGAGGGACTCTAGCGTTCTTAAGGTCTGTCTCTGATAAGTTACCTACTTCACTTTGAACACCTCTAGCAATAAATGGAGCAAGAAAGTCACCTGTAACAGGCATACCTGATTGTAATAAATTAATAACAGGTGCTGTTACGTCTAACCCTTGTCTGATTTTAACTACGTCTGGCTTAGTAGTAAATGATTTAAACGACTTATCAATTCTATCTATAGCTTTATCATCTAGAGAGCGACCCTGTCTATCAGTTATACCTTGCTGTCTAATGTTAGCCTCGAAGGTCGATATCTTCTCTAAATCCTTAGGGTCCATTACCTTACCATTAGAATCAATCATCTCAGGTAATCCTGTTTTGGGATTTGTTCTAGAGTATACTGGTAGTTTACCCTTCTTTGTTTGATAGTCTGGAGTTATGTCTGTCTTACCTAAAGCGCGTTTTGATTTAGCTGCTTGTATGGCTTGATCCTCGTCTTTTTGTGCTTGTTGTGTTTCAAAGTTAGCTTGCTTCTGTGTAGCGGCTTCCTTCCCTTGTTGATGTTTTAAGAAAGCATCTCTAGCCGCACCAGCTTGCTGTATACCACCAATAGCTCCCTCAGTACCTTCTAAAGCAGCACCTGCTAAGCCACCTATGATTTGAGGTAGAAAGAAGGTTAAGGCTTCAGTAAACTGTGAAGCTGGTCCTTCCTGTCTAGGTGCACCTTGCTCTTTAGCTTCAATGTCTTGCAGGACCTCTGCCTTTAGCTCTGGCTCCTCTACTTTAGATAAGGCTAGTTCTTTAACAGCTTGAGGGTTAGAGGCAATAGCAGTAGCTAATTTCTCTTCTTCCTTCTTCTTCTGCTTAAATACAATATCTCTAGCGAATTGATTTCCTTCTGCATCTTGTCTCATGGCTACTCTCGGTGTATCTTTACTTATTTGAGGTACTAGTTGTGTTGGGTCATTCTCTAGTACTGCGTTTATATTTTCTTTTGTGTTTGAACCCTCAGGGTCAATTTGACTTAAACCTTGTAGTTTTTCTTTTAATGATAATTTCTTTTCTTCTTTTTCTCTTGGTAAGGACATTACTTCTCTAGATTGTCCTCCTTGCATTAATGAGGAGAATCCTTTATCTTTATTATCTAGAGACTCTTTTTGACTTGAAGTCATTTCTGATCTATATAGTTGATCTTTCTCAATCCTCTGTATAGGGTAGTTATTAGATTTTTGCTTAACTCTACGCTCTTTACGTATAGTACCTCTTTTTTCTTTATTATTCCCTGTATCTTCTCTCATGGAATCAATGTGTATTACATTTCTCTTACTTCTTCTCTTAGATTTAGCATCAATCTCGTCTATTACCCTAAACCCTCTTCTAGCCATAGCCCTCATAAACTTACTTGTCTCTTTATCAGACTTACCGTAAGCACTTAAATCCACAGCACCAAACTGTCTATGCCCTTGAGTACCTTTACCTGTTCTTTTTCTAGAGCCTTTAACACCTGTAGGTTTAAAGTCAGTTTTATTTGTATGATTATAGTCTGCTATGAAAGCATCTAGTTCTCTACGTAATTTATCATCTTTATCAGACATTCTACTACTTCCCGATGCTCTTAGGGGTAAGACCATTAAGCTTACGACGCTCAGCCCGTAAACTAGCCATTTCCTCATCACGATTTGCCTTCCTTCTTTTCATAAAAGCCTCTAGCTTCTTAGCATCTTCCTCTTCCTCTATACTAATCTTCTTAGACTTAGATAACATTGAACTGCGACCTTCCATTTTTCCTTCCATGCTTAACGCTCCATAATATAATATACATATTCTTCATTTTCGTGATAGGGTAACATTCCAAACTTCCTTAATATCTTATCTGACCTATCTTTCTGCGAATACTCTTTATCTACATAACCCTCTACGTGTGTAATTGAGTCATCAAAATTTGCTACAAATATAGAGGCAAATTCTAACATGGCTCCTGCACCTTCCTCTGAGTATATATCATGGATTCTTAGTACATTATCTACTATTTTCCATAATATAAACATATTACCTACTCTAGTGTACTCTAATTCTAATGTAGTACCTAGATAAGCTAATACTAGCTCACTATCCGAGCGTTGATTTAACTCTAACTGACCAGTTAAGTCCTTCACTATGTTCCTCCGTTAATAAATCCCCATGTAAGATACCTGATTTAGTTATGTAATAACCTCTCTCAGTTACAATGGGATATATAATTGTATTTGTCGGTAGATTAGTTCTCTCAAACCCTAGAGAGGATACGGTATGAAACCTTCCCTGAAATTCAATTAAATGCGTAGCAGTAACTAACTCATCACCTAACTTGTAGATATGAGCATCAGCCTCACCAGAGCCAATCATCTTAACCCTTCCACCTAATTCTAATTCTTCACCTATTTTAATTTGATCAATACGCTTAAATGTACCATCAGCCATCTTTAGCTCTGCATCTCCGGTGTGACACGATGCTGCTGCTTGACTAGCGGCTGCGGCTTTAGACGCGTCTGCCTGTAACTTAGCTCCACGTTCCGCTGCACCTAATTGGGCAAACCCAAGACCAGATTGAAGAACAATATTCTTCTCTTTAGCGGCTTGTCCTAGGTCAAACTTACTTAACTCTCCGGCTGCTCCCATTAGTCTATCTGTACCTGACCGTCTAGCCTCTTCACCTTGAATGAATAGTTGCTGCTCGGCATTAGCCTGAGCCTGTTGTCCTTGTTGTGCTACTCCCAGTAGAGCCTTACCAGCCGCACCACCAGTTACACCTGATCGAGCTAGTTGTGCTTGCATGGCTCTTGACATACCTTGAGTATTGGTAGCGATACCACCCATGGCTTGTTCTCTTCTAGCGGTAGCCTCTGCCCCAGAGAAACCTTGAGCTTGCTCTCTAAGTGCTGCCATGCCTGATTGGATATCCGCATTATCACCTGCTCTACCTAGACCTTCCTCTCCGAGAACTGTTTCTCCGAAAGAAGCACCTGATATAATATCTCTAGTCTTAGCATCTACTCTGCTTAGAGGATTTGCTACAATAGCACTTTGTTGTGCTGCCTGAGACTGTAATCCAGAGGTTGATTGTTGATTAGCTACAATCTGGTTCTGTATATCTTTACGCTGCTGCTCTGTAGCATCATCACCTAAGCCCTGCTGCTGGGCTACTAGGTCCTGACCTAATCTCTGGGTATCTGCTAATTGAGTATTTATTCCAGATAGAGCCGCTTGAGCCTCTCCTGCTTTAGCTCCACCAAACTTAGCCGTAAGATCAGTACTTATACTTCTCTTCTTCTTTGGAGCCGGTGCTGTTGTAGTTGTAGTTGTTTCTGCCATGTTAAATTCCTAATTCATTTGGACTTCGCACAATGCGCTTTAAGATTCCATAAAAATGATTGTAGCTGTAACCGTTACAGCCCCGTTATTGTAAATATAGAGGAAGTCCTCAGACCAGTCCGTAGTACCCTTTGTAAGCAAACCATTACCCGTCTGACTTACTACTATATACTTTTTTGGTATGCTCGTCAACTGGTTACGTATACTTAGCTCAGTCGTTGCTGTAATTTCAACTACTTGCTCGAATGATTGGAAATTATCACCAAAAGTTAGGTGTCTCAGTCCATTAGCTAAGTCTCTAATTAGCCCTTTAATATCGCGTAATTGCTCTAGACGGAACTTCATTATTCTTTAATCTCTTTTCTATATGGTAAGGCTATATCTAGCTCATACCCTGATACGAGTACATTCTCATTAACATTATCGTTAGTGAATACTACTCTAGATGCTTTTGTCTTGTTCTGGTTGAGTTTGTGTTTAAGCGCAAATAAGCGAACTTCACCCCAAGGGAAATTACCCCAT